TCGTAAGGCAATACAAACTACATCTGATAAATTAGAGAAGTTTATCATAGATAAGATCGAATACCATGAGAGGCATGACGATGCTAGATTTCATGAGCTTCAAAATCAAATGTGGGAACTCAGACTAGAACAAGCTTTGAAAGACCGAGATATTGACCAAAATACTCTTAAACACAGACCAATTAGAACGCAAATTCCTAGCCGAGAGAAGCCTTGAAGAATTCATAAATTTACTACATCCCAAACGTTCTCTAGGCAATATTCATAGACAAGTGATCCATTGGTGGGAACGTAGCGAAGCTAAAGACAACCAGCTTCTACTTCTACCCAGAGATCATATGAAGTCCGCATTAATCGCCTACCGCGTGGTGCAGGCTCTAACGGTAAACCCAGCCAATAGAATTCTATTTATCTCTTCTACCTCTAATCTAGCCACTAAACAGCTCAAGTTTATCAAAGATATCCTAACTTCGGATACATACCGAATGTTCTGGCCAGAAATGGTGGAACGGGAAGAAGCCAAACGAGAGAAATGGACTGAGAGAGAAATCTCAATAGACCACCCTCTCCGCAAAGAAGAGGCTATTCGTGATCCTTCGATATTTACTGCGGGTCTCACTTCTAATATTGTGGGTCTTCATTGCGATATTGCAGTTATGGATGACGTGGTTGTCGCAGACAATGCGTATACTGAAGAAGGCCGTGACAAAGTTAAGTCTCAATATTCACTCCTTTCTTCCATTCAGACAGTGAATGCGAAGGAATGGGTTGTCGGAACTAGATACCATCCTAAGGATCTGTATTCAGATCTGATAAATATGGAAATCGAACAGTTCGACGAATTTGGATCAGTATCAAATGTCACTCCACTCTTTGAAAGAAATCTTGACTTCGGTATCCCCGAAGAAGTCGAATCAATCGGAGACGGTTCCGGAGAATACCTATGGCCTCGTACAGATCGAGGAGACGGTAAATGGTTCGGTTTCAACCAAGAAGTTCTCTCTAAAAAAAGAGCCCAGTATCTTGATAAGACCCAATTCAGAGCCCAGTATTATAACGACCCTCACGATGTCGGATCTTCCGTTTTTAAGAGGGACCTATTTCAGTATTACGACGCCGGCTTTTTATCTAACAGGGATGGGAAGTGGTATTTCAAAGGGGAACGTCTCAATGTGGTCGCTGCTGCGGATTTTGCCTTTACTCTTGGTCGCCGGAGTGACTTTTCTTGTATCGTTGTTCTTGGCCTTGACGGTCGAGGGAACTATTTCATTCTTGAAATCGATCGCTTCAAAACTGAAAAGATCTCCGACCGATTCGACCACATCTTAACGTTGCATAATAAATGGGGATTCCGAAAGATCAGAGCAGAGGTTACGGCAGCCCAAAAGACTATCGTAACGGACCTAAAGGAAAGTTATATCAGACCTCTAGGGCTATCCCTGTCTATAGACGAGTATCGACCGTCTAGATGGGAAGGAGCTAAAGAAGAACGCATTATGGCGGCTCTTCAACCCAAGTATGAGAACCAACAAATCTGGCATTATTTAGGTGGTAATTGTCAAGTTCTAGAAGAGGAATTACTCTTCGTACACCCATCACATGATGACGTCAAAGACGCTCTAGCTTCAGCAATAGACTTCTCCGCAGGACAAGCACCTCTAAATGTATTTAATATAATGAAAACTAATCTACCCAAAGTATTCTTCCACTCGAAGTTCGGCGGTGTTGCGTGACTGGAAAAGTATTAGAACTAGAAAGTATCCTAACACCAGACCAGAAGGCTACTCGTCTCACTGAACGTTGGATTGCATGGGATACCCTACGTAATGTGAAGAAGACTGATTGGGAAGAGGTGAGACGTTATGTATACGCCACCGATACCACTCAGACGACTAATAATCAACTCCCCTGGAAGAACAAAACAACTGTTCCTAAACTCTGTCAAATCAGAGACAATCTATATTCTAACTATACCGCTACTATATCTCCTAAACGTAAGAATATAATTTGGGAACCAGCATCTGAACCAGACGTGGACAAGGCTGAGGCAATAACCAACTATATGATGTGGGCTATTGATCAACCCTACTTCAAGCATGAATTAGATAAGATCATTCTAGATTACATCGATTTTGGTAATTGTTTCTCTACTGTTGAATGGTTAGACCAGAGAGTACAACTTCCTGGTAAAACTCAAGCAGGCTACGTAGGTCCTGCTGTTCGTAGAATTAATCCCCTAGACATCGTCTTCAATCCTACTGCTGAGAACTTCCAAGCAACTCCTAAGATGATCCGCTCTCTCATCTCTTTAGGTGAACTTAGGGAACTGCTAGAGCGCATGTCTAACGATGAGAATAGAGCAGAGTATGAAGCTCTCTTTAAGTATCTAAAAGATATTCGTTACTCTGCACAGAATTTCCAAGGAGATTGGATTGAGAGAGATAACCTTTATCGAATGGATGGCTTTACTTCTTTTAGGGCTTATCTTATGTCGGATACTGTTGAAGTCTTGACCTTCTACGGTGACTACTATGACTTCGACAACGATAAGTTTGAGAAGAACCGCGTAATTACGATAGTGGATCGCCATAAGCTTATTGGCAATAAACCTAATCCATCTTACTTCGGCTATCCTCCTTTCTGCTACGTCCCTTGGAGAAAGAAACAAGATAATCTTTGGGGTATGGGACCTCTAGATAATCTAGTGGGAATGCAATACCGCATCGACCATCTTGAAAACATGGCTGCGGATATTTGGGACTTAGTTACTTACCCTGTGCAAAAGGTGAAAGGCTTCGTTGAAGACTTCACTTGGCAGCCAGGAGAGAAGATCTTTGTCTCAGAAGAAGGAGATGTCGAATTAGTCACGCCTGAAGTAAACATCATGCAGACGGACATGAAGATAGACCATCTCAAGAACACTATGGAAGAGATGGCTGGTGCTCCGAAAGAAGCAATGGGCTTCCGTTCTCCTGGTGAGAAGACTAAGTACGAAGTTCAGCGTCTAGAGAATGCTGCTTCTCGTATCTACCAAAACAAGATTAAACAATTCGAAGAGCAGTTCTTTGAACCTCTGCTAAACTTCATGCTTGAGTTAGCTCGTAGAAATATGACTAACACAACCACCATTAAGATATTTGATGACCAATTCAAACAGAGTACCTTCGAAACACTCACTGTGGAAGACATCACAGGCGTGGGCCGTATTAAACCCGTTGCCGCGAGACACTTTGCTGAGCAAGCAGAACTCATACAAAATCTTACCAACCTCACTGGATCTGGTCTCTGGCCAACAGTTCAGCCTCACTTCTCCGGTATCAAGCTAGCGAAGATAATCGAGGGTGTCCAGAGTGCGCTGAAAGAAGTCAGCGGGGAAGTGAACGAAGGAGTACGTTGAGTTTGTTCCATCTCACTCGTCGCAACTAAGGGCTTATCCAGGACGAAGTTCGGTTCATGCGTATCCGAACCAAACGCCACGAGATCATGATATCTCCAGGTGCGTCGTTAACGCCATGGGGAGGCATCTCTCTTCTAAACCGATTTACCGCAGACAAGCGATATCTGCTTGCTGTGTTGCACGACCCAACGACATGACGTTTTATGCCAGTCGCATTTGCCGTCCCATCGCATGTATTTGACTGCACACGCCTCAACTGTGTAACCAGGCTAAACTATCCTTGACGACATAATCAGAGGCGTGGGTTTCAGCATAGCACCCGGGACAGAGTTAGTGTTTGTGACTATTCATATCAATGCCTATCGGTCCACGGGCTGGCGCTCCAGCAACCCGCCTGGCGGTGATTGTCACGTCTATAACAGGGCCGATTGTCGCCCCTCAAGAGAGGGCGCCGGAAATGGCGCGCCTTTTCGAATCCCGAGCGCGAGGATCCGATATCGGGGCTTTGCACACCTTAACTCTGTGAACAAGGGTTCCCGTGATCTGAGCAACTCAAGGTTTTGCCCATTTGGGTTCCTTGCACATGCGGAGTGGGGCCTGGGGCTGATCAGAGCCCATCAGTTCTCCGATCAAGACTGGGCGTCTAACCAATGAGAGTTCCGCGTCCCAAAAGTAGCCCCCCAACTGCTACTGGAGTAGTATCCGAAATCGGCCG